AAGCGAACGCCCGACAGGTCGGTCAGCTTGGCCGAATGGCTATCGAAGAACAGTCGCCCGCTTGGGGTTTCCTGAAAGTTCTGATCAACACGAATTTGGTTTTTAACGCTCATCTTCTTCTGCTCCAAATTGCAACGAATCGACACTGTTCAGTTGGGTTTATCTGACGTGTTACAGGGACGTCAGCGCGCGCGTTTGCACGCCGGCTCGTGCCTCGCCGCGCGTGCAAAGAGCGCGGAGCGCACGCGCGCTGACGGTCATCACCACAGGAATTGCCCCTTCTGATACGGCACCACGGTCAGGCTCGAGCCACTTGCCGGTTGCGTTGTGACGGGGCGGGATGCCTGCATTGCCGGAGGCGGGCTGTTCTGGACTTGCTGGGTTCGCTCGCCAGTGGAGCGGTCGGGCAAAGTCGGGTCGAAGAAGCCGTTCTCGACCACGCGCATGCAGAAGGCGAAGTCGGTTTCGACCCGCGTGCTCTGCTGCGTGTAGCACTGGCAAACCGTAGGCGTTCCGTTGACTACCGCATGCGCCATTCGCCCGAACTCGCGGGCATAGGTAGCGGGGTCGGTGCTGGACATACAGTAGAGCCGGGGAAACGACACGGGCCGCGTCAGCTCGTCGTAGATCGGCGCCGACGATGGGAGCTGTGGTATCCGAGGCACGCGCCGTCCGATGTAGCTGGCGGCGCTTTCCGGCGCATCGGTTTTCGCCTCGCCTACTGGCTTGATGAATGCGCCGACCGTATCCCTCACTTGATCGACCATGCTCCCGGCCGGCGCGCTGTTGGCTGTCGCGGCTTGCGCTTTCTCGGCGGCGTAGCGCTCATAGGCGCGATAAACGAGGATGCCGGCACCGAGGATCACGCACAGCGCCAGGATGAACTTGGTCGGCACCTTGGTCTGGAAGTGGTGCTTGGCGTTGCTGCTGGTGTAGGCGCCGAAGTAGCGCTTATCCAGGCGCAGCGACTTCTTGTCGGCGTCCTTGAAGCTGCTTTTCAGCTCGACCTTTTCCACCACCACTTCCGACTCGAAGCGCAGCAGTTGGGCAGACTTGAACACGCGCCAGTAGTGAATATGGGAGTTGCACAGCCGGCGCAGGTGCACATCGAGATAGCGCGGGTCCTGGGTGACAAGGTGCACTTCGTGGCCCTGGTGGCGCATGGTCTCGAAGCGGGTGATGTGCTCCGGTGGCCGCGCCCGTGGATCGCGTGCGCCGAACCAGCCCTGCGCCTCGTCGACGACGATGATCGAATCGTTTGGCAGCTCGAACCACTTCTCGGGATCTTCGAACTCGAACCACTGCGCTTGTAGCTGATCGGGCTTGAGGCCGTTGATGTTGTGGAAGTAGACGACCCGACCCTCGGCGTGGGCCTTTTGATCGACCTCCCGAATGGTGTTGAGGGTCTTGCCATGGCCGGGCTTGCCGGTGCGGATAATGAGCATGACGGCGCCTCCTTAGGCTTCGATGGAGGTGCCGCCCGGCTTGTGCCAGACCTGATTGCGTTTACGGTCAGTGGCTTTGTCGATCCCGGCCAGGATGAAGCGTGTGGAGATGGCGGCGAAATACAGGTTCACCACCACATCGAACTTGGCCAGCCCGAGAATCCCCTGGATCACCGGCCCGACATCGCCCATCAGCCCGAACAGGTAGTCCTGCGCCTGGCCAATGATGAGGTTGAAGCCCATGTACGAGACAAAGCCGAAACCGATCATTTTCAGCACCATCTTTACCAGCGGGCCGAGGACGATGATCAGCATCTGAACGATGAATAGAAATTGCATTACTGACCTCCTACGCCGCGACCTACATACAGGGCGGCAAGAACGGTAGCCACGGCCACAAACAGGCCGCTCAGGTCACTGGCGGCGCGGCAGAGCGGCTCATAGCTGAGCTGGAAAGTTCGGCCGCCTGCAGTGGTCAGGCTGAAGCTTTCGGCGGCAGGGCAGGCGGACGGAAGAAAGCGGGTGCCCTGGTTGATGAAGGACGGCACGTCGATGACGCCGGAGCCCTCGTCCAGCTGGAACCGGTCGCCGGTAACAGCCGCCTCGATGGCGGGCTTGTGCTTGGGGAAATCTGTCATCTCCTCAGCGAGGCAAAGCTGTTCCTTCTGCTGCCGGAGCACTTCGCAATCAATCGGGTCGCCACTGCAGGAAAAGCCCGCATCGCATGAACCAGCCGACGCCAAGCGTTCCGGGCCTTCTTCGCCTTCGCCATCTCCTTCGGAACCCTCCTTACAGCCAGACCCTTTGCATTCCTTGCTTTCATCGCCGGGCGTACCGTCAGGATTGGTACCGGAAAGGAATTTCTCTTCGGCAGAGGTAGAGGTACATGGCTTAGCACCAGTGCAGACCGTTTTATCGGTTTTGGTGGTGGTTTCGGTCTTGGTGGAGCCGTCCGGATTGGTGGTCTTGGTGGTGTCCTCGGTTTTCGCGGTGTCTTCAAAGCGCGGCGCGGGCCTGCCAGGGGTGCAATGCAAATAAGCCCCGGCGTTATCGCAGTTGAGCTGTCCGGGTTCTTTCAGTTGCTCATTACTGGTACAGCTTCTGGATTGAGAGCCATCAGGATTCGTTACCCACTCGCCGCATTTGTTCTCGCTCGTGAACTGCGGCGTGCTGTCGGCTGGAGGCTTTGACGGCGGCTGGTCGAAGACGCTGCCGGGAGGCGGGTTGTCCGAGGTACATTGGGAGCCGGCACCCTTGTAAACCACCTTGCAATAGACGGAGTTCAGGTCCTTGCCGGTGATGTCTTCCAGAAAGCGGTTGCAGCCTTTGACCGTAGCGGTGCGGTTGTAGAGGCAGCCGCTTTCACAGATCGAGGATGGAGGCAGCGAAGGCGGCACGGACGGGTCAAGCGATCCGGCGTTGTACTCGTGTACGAACTCGCCGGTTGCGGTGGCGCATTGGTCGGGCTCGGGCGCAACACATGCACCAGTTGTAGCGTCGTATATAGCGGGCGAGGTGCAACCATCACCATAACGGTAAAATAGAACGCCCCCTGCAAGTATCTGAGTGCCTGCCTTGTTATACCTACACTGAACCTGCGTTTCGCTACGGTAGTCAATCTCGCGAAAATCGACGGGTTGCCCCTGGTACGTAGTTACGCTGTCGCATGCGCTCTTGATTGATGTGAAACGAACGAGAGTGGTCGAGTTCTGAGCCCAATAATAATCAGCTGCCCAGACAAGCTGCCCTGCGCATGACGTTAAGCAGAACAAGCAAATGTTAGCCAGTACACGCCTCATGCTTACACCCGCCCAAAAAACACGAGATAAAACGCCAGGGTGGTGAGGATCAGGACGTACAGTTCGTAGCTCATGGCGTTTCCCTAGAAGAGAAAACCCCGCCGGAGCGGGGTTTGTTTGCTTCGGCACATGCAGTGCGCGGTTCCCGGTTACAGGGCGCGGCGCATGTACTTGAACGCCATCGCGGCGATGATCAGGCCGAACACCGCCCAACCGATGGTCCCGACATCTTTGCCAGCCGTGTCTAGTGCCTCGGTTGCTTCTTGCGGAACAGCCGCATAGGCCTGTTGAACAGCCAGCAGGCCGGTTGCAGCAGCGGCGCCAAGGGAGCGGCGCAGGCTCTTGATGTGTTGCAT